AGGCAGATCTAAACAATCTTCTTTCAATACTCTGTATGAAAAGCCTTTTACCTTATCAGATAACTCTCCTAAATTTTGAAAGACATCTACTATTTGTATTGATCTACCATGTAAGTGCATAGTCTTCATCTTTGCGTATCGATTACGAAAAGCATAGAAGGAGTCAAAATTCAATAACCACGGATCAAGGAACTCACACTGACTAAATAAATCTAAAGGGTTTTTAGTAATAGGTGAACCAGTCATTATTCTTCTATACTTTGCAAACTTACCTAAATTAATTATATTTTTAGTTCTTTTAGCAGCTTGATTTTTTATTGTTGTTGACTCGTCAATTGCCATTATTGTTTTATGCGAGTTTAAAAATTTAGATGCAAATTTAACACCCTTATCAGTAGACAAAGACTCTACATTCATAATTAAAATATGTAGATCTTGACCTAATACAAATAATGACTCTAATTTTTCTCTTTGTGTTTTTGTTATGTTAGATTGCCACAAAACTTTTGTGTTCTCAATATGATTTGGCAAATGTGTTGGCAGCTCTTGTTCGTACCAAGTCTTTACGACACCTTTTGGAGCAATAATTAAAGCACCATCTACCTTGCCTTTGTCATACAACATAGCAAGATTATCTATTAATACCTTAGTTTTACCTGTACCCATTTCCATAAAATAAGCATAAGTCTCCTTATTCCATGATTTTTCTAACGCAGTTATTTGATGTGCGTAAGGTTTTGTTTTAAATTTGTAATTCATTTTTTCTTTCTTGTTGACATTTAAATATTATAAATTATATAGTTTGTCAATGTCAGAAAGTACGAAATACGAAAACTTAAAAAATAATTATTCATCTACTGTTTATGTTATTCAGCATATACCTGGAACGCAAGCAGGTAATCCAAAAATAAATATTATGGGTGCATCTCAATATGGACAATTTAAATTTTTATTACCAGAGTTTTCACAAATAATTTTTTCACCAGGTCCGTTAGTTTATAAACTTAGACAAGGTTTAAAAAATTTTAAAGTAAAAGATTATTTATTACTTACAGGTGATCCTGCGATTATAGGTGTCGCATGTTCTATTGTGTCTGATATTACACATGGTAAATACAATGTGTTAAAATGGGATAAGC